ACCCTCCCATGCGCCGCCCTTGGCTTGGAACAGCCCGGCGATGGCCTGCCCGATGCCGCCGTCGCCTGCGCTCTTGCCGCCGAACAGCTTGGTGAAGAACTCCTGCGCCGCAAGCCGGGTCAGCTCGACGATGGCATACTTCACGAGGTCTCCGAGCGACCGCTTGGCCTCGGCTGCGCCCGTGATGAATTGTCCGAACACCGACCCGACGCCTGCCCCGGCGTCGATGGCGAACTGCTTGTAGTCCTCGTTGAGCCTGCGGATGTCGTCGGCGGCCTTCTGCGCCTGTTCCGACAGCTCTGGCAGCGCGGGAGCGTTCTCGTTGCGGGCGTTCTGCACGGCGGCTGCGTCGGCTCCGAGCTGCTCGAAGCGGTCGATTTCCGAGTTGCGCGCTTGTCGTGCCAGCTCGGGGTTGTTGTCGCGGTTAAAGGCATCGACCTCTTCTTGCCGCCGCCGCAAGTCGTCGGCGACATCGGCGAAGTAGGAGTCGGCGGCCTTGCGGGCATCGGCGAGGCTCTTGGCGAGGGCATCGACCTCGGGCTTGGCCTCCTTCGCCGCCTTGCCGACGCTCTTGGTCGCCTTGGCGGCCTCCTTCGCAGGTGGGACATAGGCGGCTGCGCTCTCGGTGCCCTCATTCCAGAGGTTGCGGATTTTCTCGAAGGCAGGGTCGGAGAAGATGTCGGTGTAGGACTTGCCGACATCAAGCGCGGCCTTCTTGAGCCCCTCCAAGTCGCCAGACCGCAACGCTCGCAGCGCGTCGCCATAGCCAGCGAGCGCCAGCTTCGCCCGGTTGAACACCAGCCCTACGGCAAGGACGCCCGTGGCGAGCACCTTCATGGTGCCACCGAGCGCGCGCCCTGCAATCTCTGCGAGTCCTGACTCCTTGGCGACGCCCGTGAGCGCGACGACAATATCGTTGAGGGCAGGGCGGAGCCCCTCGGAGAACGCAGCCTTGGCGGCGTCGCTCTGCCGACCCAGCTCTTGCAGGTTGCCGATGAGCTGTTGCGCGCCCTTGTCGCCCGCCTCCGCCAGCTTCTCGTTCAGCTCGACGACAGCCGTGATGCCCCGCCCGGCGGCCTGCACCAGCTCTCGACCGATGATGCCAGCGACAGCGGCGACGCCTGCGCCCTTGATGGTGTTCAGGCTGCGGGCGGCGTCCTTGCCGTCGCGCTCGATTTGCTGGAGCCCGCGCGCAATCTCCTTGAGCGCCTGCTCGCCCTGCGTGTTGATGAGGAGGTCGATGACCTTCCTGTCAACGACGGTTGCCATCAGACGCCTCCCTGCTCTGCTTCGCACGCAAGGTGCGGTCTATCGCTCGCACGGCGTCGGGCACCCACTGCGGGAGCCCGAGCCGCTGTTGATACTCCAGCGCCGCCAGCACCGGGATAGGCCCGCCCTCGTGCAGCCTCTGCGTCGAAAGCTCCGAGAAGGCGCGGGCCAGCCATTCCGCCCCCGTCAGGTCAGGGCGGCGGTGGGCGGCGGGGAGCCTCCCTGTCGCGGTGAGCCGGTCGTAGAAGGCTTCCCGGCCTTCCCATTCGGAAGCCCAGCCGATGAAGCTGGTGACTTTCCCACGGCGGCGTCGGCCTGACCCTCCTCGTCTGCGGCGAGCGCAAGCGCCTGCTCGTAGAGCGCCTCGGCTGCGGGCCTGTAGAGCCCGAGCAGGTCGGCGGGGGAGAGCCCGGTCGGGAGCGAGGCCGGGTCGATGCAGTGCATGACGAACGCCTCCAGCCGGGCGTCTGCGAGCGCGGCGAGCTTGGAGGTGTCCACAGTCACCTCGCCCGCGCCGTCGAGCGTGGCGGCGCTGCCCAGCGCCACCTGCACCGCGACCTGATAGGCGCGGTTGTGGCGGGACGGCAGCCGCACCTTGAAGGCGAGGTCGGGGGCGTGCGCCAGCGACAGGAGCACCCCGTCGAGGGCGCTCGACGGGACGCGGTAGGCGGCGAGAAGGTCGGTCATGCTCACCAGTGATAAATCCTCAAGCTGCTCAGGTTGTTGGGGCCTGCCTTTGCGACGCCAGCGGCGTTGATGAACACGCTGGTGTTCGCCCCCGAGGCGGCGGGGTCGGGGAAGTTGAGCTGCGCCGCCGGGATGAGGAAGCCGAAGCCGCCGTCGGCGGAGCCCGCGATGAGACCGAAGCCGACCGGCTGTTGGGTCAGCTTCTTGGGCATGAAGGTCTCGTAGGACGGCGTGGCGTTGTAGATGGCAGCCTCGAAGCTGACATCGGCCTGCCCGAGGATGAAGCGGTTGGCTGCCAGCTTCCCGATGCAGGTCTGCGGCGTCAGGTTGTTGGTCAGGGTGAGCGCCACGCTCTCGATGCAGTAGTTGGTGGGGTTGAGCACCCCGAGCCCATCCATCGTGAACACGACCGGGACATCGACGCTGGCGTTGAGCGGGATTGCCCCCTCGGGGAGCACGACCGTGCCGCCCTCGGCTTCGACCCGCTGGTGCAGGGCAGGTGCCCGCTGCTCGTAGCCGTTGGCGACGAAGGTCAGGCCCGCCGTGACGATGGAGCCGTAGGCGAAGTTGAGCGCCAGCGCGTTGACCAGCGCGCCCGCATACTCCTGCCCGTGCACGGCGTCGCCGTCGGCGGCGTCGCTGGTCTCGACATCGAGGTAGGACTTGCCCAGCCTGACCGAGCGCACGGTCTTGCCGATGTCGTGCCGCCCGGCGAGCGTGAGGTCGGCATCGACCTGCGGGAAGGAGCCTTCCTCGTCGGGGGCATAGCGCGGCACGAGCAGCTCGACCTCGGTGTCGGAGATGATGCGCGCCACGATGCGCGGCCCGTCGGGCAGCACGAGGACATCGGTCACTTCGACCGGGCGGGAGAACAGTGCCGGGAAGGTGCCGCTGGTGAGCGACAGCCGCCCGAGCTGGTCGCCTGCCACGCCAGCGTCGAGCACGAGCGTGAAGTCGGCCTCGACCGTCTCCGGCGCGGTCGGGGCGTCCGACATCATCGCCATGCCCATGAACTTCGCCAGCACGGCCTGCGCTGCCAGCTCGACTGAGATTTCGCCGCCCGACTCCAGTCCGACGAGCGCCTGCCCCGTGCCCTGACGGTCGGAGCGGATGGTCGCGCTGGCAGCGGTCTGCGGCGTGCCGGTCAGGCTCTCGCTCGTGAACGGGATGACATGGGCGACAGCCACCGACAGGTCGGGGGCCTTGCCGTAGGCGGTCTCCTCGACCGCGACGAGCTGCACGAGGTTCGACGACGACATGATTCAGGCTCCTTCTGTGCAGATGTCTTGCGAGTAGGCGACGGGGGCGAAGAACAGGCGGAAGCGCCCGTCAACGCTGCCCGAGGGGAGGTCGGCGAAGGCCGGGATGCCCAAGATGAAGGTTCGACCGAAGCGGCGGGCTCGGAGCTTCCTGCGCAGCGTCTCGCCCATGACGAGCGCGGCCTTCGCCGCCGCCCCGACATCGGCCATGATGATGAGCGAGAAGGAGCCGGTCTCGCGGAAGCCGTGCTCCCGCTGCCCGATGGTGACGAGCTGCTCGTCGCCGGGGAGGAACTGCACGGCGAGCGTCGGCGGGTCGAGCCGCTCCGGCACGGCGGAGAAGTCGTGCCAGTCGGAGGCGTCGAGCACCGGGTCGAACGGGCTGTTGGCCCGCAGCCAGTCGAGCACCTCGGTGCGGAAGGTCGGAGCAGCCATCAGCGGCCCCCTTCCTGTCGGGCGCGCGAACGCGCGATGGCGGCGTCGCGGGCGCGGCGACTGGCGCGGGGGCTCACCGGCCTGACCGAGCCATCCTGCACATTCGACGACGGCCCGCCAATCTCGATGACCGGGAAGGCGGTGGGGTAGCTGTTGCCGCGCCCCGTGCGCTGCGCCACCGGGAGGCTTGCGACCGTGCGGTAGGAGAAGCTGACCTTGACCGCACCAGCGTAGCGGATGCGGATTTGCAGGGAGGCGGCATACATGACCGAGGCAGCCCGCATAAACAGCAGCGCCTCCAGCGGGCTGGCGTAGCGCATGATGTTGACGATGGAGAACACCGACCGCACGCCAGCGCGCGACGGGATGCTGGAGACCGGGACGCCCGAGGCGAGCACGAGGAAGCCCGACTTGTAGGCTCCCGACAGGACGGGGGACTTGCTGACGACCAGCCCATAGGCTTCGCGGGTTGCCTCCGGCACGGGCGGGCTCTCCGGCGCGACCCGGATGACATCGAACAGCTCGGTGTTGGCGTAGGTCTTGGCCTCCCGCCCGTTCACGGTGATGAACGGCGTCTTGAAGCCAGCCGCCCGCACCTCCTCGTCGAGCAGCTCGGTGCGCTCGGCAACGATGGCCTTGAACGCCTTGGAGAAGTCGGAGAGACTTCCCCGACCCCGCACTTGGAAGGTGGCCCTGACCTCGGTCATCCGCGCAACACCAGTTCCACGGCGAACACTTCCCCGCCGATGGAGTGCGAGGCGTCGTCGAAGCGCAGCACGCTGTAGGCGCGGCCCCGGTAGCGCACGCGGTCGGTCTGCTCCAGCTTGGGCAGCCCGAGCGCCAGCCACCCGGCACCGTGCAGGATGGCCTTGAGGTCGCCCTGTCGCAGCACGGCGTTCTGGAGGATGTCGGTCGCGGCGAAGTTGGCGACCTTGGCGGCGACCGGCCCGAACTCCTCGAAGCTCCCGTCGGGTGCCCGCACCTCGACGATGACCGGCTCGCCCACGGCCTCGATGAGCCGGTAGGAGTCTCGGAACTGCGCCTTGAGCGCCTCTTGGGAGGGCATGGGCAGCATCAGCCGCACCCCAGCCGGGTCTCGCGCCTGTAGGGGGCGAGGATGCCAGAGGCGAGGGCAGGGATGGCCCCCAGCGCGTTCACCTCGTCGAAGGAGGCGCGGGCGTAGATGTTCTCGTAGTCGAGCGAGCCGACGCCCGTCACCTGCACCCGGCGGAGCCCGTTGTTGAGCACCGGCTGTTGCGCGGCGAAGCCAGCGAACTCCGACCATACGCGGTCGAACACCATGAAGATGGCCTGCTCAAGGTCAGCGGGCAGCGGGTAGAAGCCGCCCGCATACTCGACATAGACCGGCCCCCGGTAGTTCCGCAGGTGGATGGTGCCGCGCGCCTCGTCGACAATCCAGTGGGTCAGCTCGGCACCGATGCCAGCGGGCGCAATCATGTCGATGCGGGTGACGGGCCAGCGATGCAGGAGCAGCGCCCCGCCGCCCTCGGCACGAAGGGTCTCCCGCTCGTCATCCTTGAACAGGAGCTTGCGGTCGAGCCAGCTCTCGACGAGCGTGAGCGCCAGCGCCGCGCCCTGCTCAAGCTGCGGGTCGCGGCTGGCGTCGGTGGCGTCGAGTCCGACGCGGGTGCGAAGCGTCTCGATGGCGACCCACTCAAGCATCGGTGGGCTCCTCCTCGACGGGCTCGGGCGTATTGATACGTTGGTCGGGTGCCCGTGGCGTTGCTGGTTCGCCACGGGTGAGTTCAGCCTCGGCAAGCTGCGTCGCCAAGGCAATCGGGATATTCTGGCGCTGCACGAGGAGCTGGTCGCCGCCCGGCTTGGGGGGCAGCCGCTCCCGGCGGCGGGCGTCGTTGGAGGTCAGGATGCCCGCCTGCGTGCCCTTGGCGTAGGCTTCCATCCGAGCGAGCATGTCGGCCCGCAGCAGGTTGGAGGTGTCCAGCTCCAGACGGTCGGCGCGACTGTCGAGCTGGAACAGCCGGTCGAACGCGCGCTCGGCACGCTCGATGCAGGCACCGAGCGAGATGGAGAGCCAGTGCGACACGAGCTGCTCGACATTGGCGAGCGTGGCGTTGGAAAGGTCTCCGAGCAGCGGCGGTGGCACCGAGTAGGCCCGCGCAATGTCCTCGGTCGTCATGCGCATGGTCTCGACGACCTGTGCATCCTGACTGGTCATCGACATCTGCGTGAACTTGAGGCCCGAGGCGAGGATGGGCACGCCCCCCTTCGCCATGAGCGCGGCCTGCTCGTCGAACGCCTCTCGCAGACGCTTCATCTGGTCTTTGGTCAGCTCCATCTCGGTCGAGAGGGCACCCGACGCCCGGCGCATATTCTGGAAGAAGGTCGCGCTCGACTGCGACAGGGCAATGTTCACGCCCGCCGCCAGCGCGGCCGCTGCCAGCGGCCCTTCACCCATGAGCGGGTGGCGCGGTGTGCTCCAGCGCAGGTGCAGGACATCGCGCGCGGGAATCATCATTGACAGGTCTTGCGGCGTGAGCAGCTCCGAAGAGTTGCTGACCCCGTAGAAGATGCTCTTGTCCTCCGGCGAGACATAGGGCTGCCAGAGCCCGCGCGGGACAATGTGCATATTGTCCACCTCGGTGCGGTTGTTCCGCCCGACGATGACGAGCACCTCGCCCGAGAGCCACTCCTGCACGAAGCGGTAAAGGAAGTCGGCCCCGGTCTCGTAGGCGTTGGGGCGGGTCAGCACCCTGACCGCTTGGCTGTTGAGCACCTCCTCGACACCGCCCGACCCGTCTAGGGCGAAGCGGTTGTGGCGGGGCTGGAGCTGCGCGAAGGCGGAGGCGTAGAGGTGGCGTGCCGATGCGATGGCGGGCACATGGCGCATGGCCTGCTCGCTGACCCGGACATTGGTCTGCCAGCCGTCATCGAGCGCCCCGAGCATGACCTGTCGCCCGAGGTCGCCGATGCCCGCCAGCGGCCCGCGCCACGAGCCTTCGCCCGTGGGCAGCCCGAGCCACGACTTCACCCGCGATGCGAGGGTCGCCTTGTTGGCGAGGTCAGGCATCGCCGTCGGCGTCCTCGTAGTTCTCGATGACCCACGCCTTCTTGGCGGCGATGGTCAGGGTCGCCCACTCATCAGGGCGGCAGGGGAGGTCGGCCTCGTGCGCCTGCACCCATGCGTCGAGCGCAGCGTGGGTCGTGAGGCGACGCAGTTCCTCGTCGATGGTGTCGGGGTCGGGGTCGGGGTCAGGGCCGGGCTGCCCGCCGTGCAGCTCGATGCCCTCCCACGAGTTGAAGCGCCGCGTGGGCACCAGCTCGCCCGCTGCCAGAAGCGCAGCAAGCTGTGCGCTGGTCACGAGCTTGAACCGCCGCCCCCTCGGGGTGCCGCGAACGGTGAAGTGCCGCATGTCGCTCTCCTGACGGCGAGCCGCCGCCCGTCAGATACGGATGCGGCGGCTCGTTGTGCTTACCAGTTGATTCCGTCGATGACCTGCACCGCCAGCGGACGCATGAAGCCGAAGGTGGTCGGCGCAATCATGCGGACACCGATGCTGTCGGTCTGCCAGAGCGACTGTGCCACGGCTCCCGCAGCAACAGCGCCCGAGATGGGGATGCCCCCACCGCGACCGACCTGACCCGGCGTGCCGTCGTTGTGGGTCGGGTTGCCCATGCCTGCGTCTGCCTGCACCAGTGCCGCGACCGTCGAGGTCTGGAAGTCGGGCGCGTCGAGCGCCAGCGCGAAGTTCGCAGCGTCCACCATGACGGCGGTGCCCTGCGGGATGTTCGGGCTGGAGATGAGCGGCACCCCGAGCAGGCGACCGGCGTTGACATCCGCTTGGAACGGGAAGCTGCCGACAGCATCCTGCACGAGGCTCGCCGACAGGCGGTCGATGTCGTTGATGAGCAGCACGGGGCGTGCGCCCATGAGGTTGCCCATGTGGGCCGACACCAGCGCCTTCATGTCCTCGACGATGGCTTCGAGGCCCGAGGCGGCGCTTGCCGGGATGGGCACGACACCGTTGAGCATCCCGGCGGGGCGAACGCCCGGCACGGCAGGCAGGTCGGAGATGAGCGCGTGGTCGAGCACCAGCGCATAAGACTGGCGCAGCGCCGTCTGGAGGATGGCCTCGATGGCGGGCGTCGAACGCTCTGCCAGCTCACGGGTGAAGGTCGTGATGGCGGCCAGCTTGTAGCGGTTGAACTTCTGCGCCGCGAAGCTGAAAGTCGTCACCGGGATGACGCCACCCTCGCCGACCCATGCAGGCTCGGAGCGCGGGCTGGCGATGTTGTTCATGCGCGGCACCGAGATGGAGTCGTAGCCGCCGAAGGTGAGCGCCTGCGAGGCGGAGGCGAGCGCCGCACCGAAGGAGAGCGGGGTGAGCGCACCGAGGAAGCCGACGACGCCTTCCTGCACCAGCTCGGCTGCCCAGCCGTCGGTGAAGGTGGTTCCCGGCGTGGTTGCGGCCTTCTTCACGAGGTCGTGAACGGCCTTGACGGCGGGCTGGTCAGCGTAACGCTCGGCGAACACCTCGTCGATATGGCGGCCCTTCACCGAGGCGATGAAGCTGGCGACGCCATACTTGAACAGGATGTTCCCATCCTTCACGGCCTTGGTCTGGTGGATGAGGGCGGGCGCGTTCACGCCACCGCCAGCCGACGGCATGACCGGAACGGCCTTCACGGCGAGCGCGGCCTCGGCCTTCTTGAGCGCACCGAGGTAGGAGCTGGCCTTCTCGACGGTGCCCGACAGCTCCTCGACCTCGATGAGCAGGCTCTCCTCGTCGGGAGCCGCTTCGAGCAGGAGCGTAGTCTGCGCCAGCGTGTCCTTCTTGGTCTGGAGGTCGGCTTGCGCCTTCTCGATGCGTTCTGCGAGCGTCATGACTAGGCCCTCATCGTTCTGTTGGATGCGAGAATTGCCCGCTTGGCACGGGCGATGGCTTCCTCGGGAGAAGCCTGCGGGACGGGCATGACGCCCGAGGCGGCCTTGACCGAGAGGACGGTCGCGGACTGGTGAGCCGGGATGGTGACGGCGGAAAGCTCGCGCCACGCCCACTTGAGGATGCGAAGGCCCTTCTCGCCAGCCGCGCGCTTGGTGGCGGCAAGGGGCTGAAAGCCGATGGAGAGACCCTTCACGAGCCCCGCCTTGAGCTGGAGCCATGCCTCATCGACATAGGCCGGGACATCGCCGTGCGGGATGCGGGCCTTCATGCGGATGTCCTCGTCGGTCACGACGGCCTCGAACACCTCGCCGATGGGGCGCTCGGGGTCGTGGTGCATGAGCAGCGGGATGGGCAGCCGGAAGCTCACACCCTTGGGCATGATGATGTCGCCATCGCTGTCGGGGGAGATGTGCGAGGCAATGCCCTCGATAATGCGCTCGTCGGGCATGGCGGGCGAGGCGTCGAGCGCCTTGCAGTCGAGGATGGCCCATGCACGGTGAAGCGTCATGGGCAGGGACGATAGCAGATTTTGGGAGTGCAACAAGAGGTGGGCGCAAAATGTGGTGTAATTTCAGCTAGTTTGTGCCCCATTGTGCCCTGGAGTGCAGAAAACCTCCTATTCAATAGGATTTCCGGGTCAGCCGATGAGGGCCTCGACATCGAAGGTCGAGGAGGTCGCGCCCTCGGTGACGGCGTGCACGGCCATGACGCCAGCCACGAGGGTGTCGATGCGGCTGGTCGATTTCAGCTTGTCGAGCTTGCGGTTGTGGGCGGGGTCGGCGACCGCGCGGGCACCGGCTGCGCCAAGGTTGAGGAGCGGGTGCGCCCCGTGGCGGAGCTTCTCGTTGAGCAGCACGGTCTCGAAGGACTCCATGCGGGGGGAGAAGTCCTTGAAGCCCTGACCGACCGGCTGCCAGACCGCGCCCTGTGCGAAGCTCACCGCGCGGGCGGCCTGCTTGAACTGGTCGATGCGCCAGCGGTCGAACACGACATCGGTCGGCTCGAAGCCTTGGTGGTCGAACTCCAGCTTGAGCCACTCCGCAACGAAGTCGTAGGAGATGGTGGCGTCGGGGCAGCCGATGAGCAGGCCCTGCTTGAGCCAGAGGTCGTAGGGGGTCTTGTCCCGCAGGCTGCGCTGCTCGATGCCCACCACAGGCGTGAAGGCGTAGGGCAGAAGGTGCACGAAGCCGTCGGGGTCTTTTGCTGCCAGCACGGCGGCGGTCAGGTCGGTGCGCTGCGACAGGTCGAGGGCAAGCGCAAGGCGCTCGGCACGACGCAGGATGTCGAGGTCGGGCTTGGCGCTGTTGGCTTTCCAGATGGTCGGAGCGAGCCAGACCCGCTCTTGGGCAATGCGCTGGTTCAGGAACAGATTGCGGACGCGGGCCTCCTCCTGCGGGAGCCGCTGCGCCTTCTCGACCAAGGTCTTGAGGTCGGCCTTGGAGCGGAACGCCCCGAGGGCGGGGTTGGCGGCGGCCCATGCAGCCGGGTCGTCGAGCGTGCAGCCCTCGGGGGCGGCATAGACATGGCAGACCGTGTGTGGGTCGCCTGACCGGGTGGCGTCGTCAATCCATTGTGAGAACAGCGCCGCGTCGCTCGGGGCCTGTGTCGAGATGGCGATGAGCAGCGGGTCGGCATGAGCGCCTTGGCTGGTCTCGATGGCATCGACGAACGGGTCGGTCGGAGCAGCAATCTGCCCTACCTCGTCGAGGATGGCGATGCGGGGGCTCTTGCCGTGGGCGTTGGCGGCGTCGGCGGAGATTGCCCGGAAGTGGGTGCCCATCTCCTTGCCGAACAGCTCCTTGGTCGATGGCACGACCTTGATGAGCGGGGCGAGCACCGGGGACAGCCGCACCATTTTCGCCGCCAGCTCGAAGATGACGGCGGCTTGGTCGCGGGAGCGAGCGCCTGCGATGATGCTGGCGTTGAGGGTGGCCTCCGGCCCGACGAGGAAGGCGAGCACGAGGCAGGCGATGAGGGCGCTCTTGCCGTTCTTGCGAGCGATGGAGAGCAACGCCCGGCGGCACCTGCGGTTGGCCGGTCGGTCGAAGATGTCGCGGATGAACTTCTTTTGGAAGGGGAGCAGGCGGATGGGCTGCCCGACCAAGGCCCCCTCGGGGGTGAGGCAGAAGGTCTCGATGAAGCGGATGACCCGCTGGCCTCGGGTCTCCTTACGCGCGGCCACGGGCTGCCAGAAGGTCGCTCGATGCGAGGGCGTTGGCGGTGGCGCTCTCGTGCTCGACGGTCGCCCCGGTCGAGGTGAACAGGTTGCCGCGTCCCTTCATGCCAGCGGTCGCCATCGTGCGGGCATCGAGCGCCATCGAGCGTGAGACGGTGGTGACGAGGCGCTGGAGCTGCGTGACGACCTCGACGCGGGGGTTGCGCTGCATCCCGCGCTTGCCCGCGATGATGGTGCCCTCGTCGGTCAGGAGCTGGTTCTCGGTGGCGAGCATTTGCATATGGGCGGCGAGCATCGAGGCGCGCGCCAGCGTGTGCGCCGTCCAGTATTTCTTGGGCATCTCCGACAGGATGGCGTCGAAGTAGGGGCGCGCCTCCGGCGCGACCGGCGCGTGCAGCGGCGGCTCGGGCGACAGG